CATACGGTTAAGCATCATGGGAAATCAGGTGAGGCTGTAGGTCATAAGAGCGATAGTCATATCCCTTATGATGCTCACCTTCACAGTGAGACTGGTAGTGATAAGATTGATTACAAAACTCAGAACCTAGGGGCCAACCCAGGCTTCCTTGAGCATTACCAACATGGTACTTCTGCTAAGGCAGCACATCACCCGCCTGCGACTGGCAAGCCGCACGAGTTTACCCGCTTGCCTTCTACGGAGGCCCACGGTTACGGGCATACTCCATCCCAACGCAACGGCTGGTTGCGTTCAAGCGGACATTCCAAGGGGCATCAGGTGGGTCGTAGATCACCATCAAGGTAAGTAACAATGATTACAGAAATCAACCCAGGCTGAATTGCCTGAGAATGCAGTAGGTGAAATTCCTACTGTCTGGATTAAAGGTGAAGTTGTGACAAGACGCTTTCAACGAGCCAACTGTTATAGTGAGAGCGCCAAAGGTTCGAATCCTTTATTCAGTTTGGGTTGACCATGATGAAAACAGTCCCACAAATACCTCCAAAGCCTGCGAAACCTATAGTACGGGTGTCACCACGACAATTCCTTGAGAATAGGGATGTCTTGATGAGTCCGTTGATAGATTGCAGGGTTGTGTTTTGGCTAAGTGACCCAGAATGGGAACCGCCGCGTGAGCCCATTCGTAAACCACCTAACAAGCCTTCGGGTGCGAAGCCTAAGTACAAGGTGTTAGCGTGAATGTCAGGAGGTCATGGTAGTTATACTGAGATGGGAATGAGTGGGGAGATGCTTGACAGGGTGATGAACAACCCCCAAGTTCAAGAAAGACTTTATAGACTCCGTGAAATAATTACTGATTTTGATATGCCATATGTTGGAGGCTACTCAAAAGATGGACGTAAAATTTACATTGACAGGCATCTACCTGAAGAAATTATATTAGAACGAGATGGTGTCAAAAAACCATGTCGTCCAATTATATTCTTAGCCGAACCTTTAGGGCATGAACCTGTTGAGTGGTCAGTAATGGATGCGTTGGGTTGGTCTTATGGTCAAGCACATGCTGGCCCAGCCACAGGCTCAGAACGACGTAAGGTGCTGATGTACTTAGGCCCAGGTTGGTGGATCCCGTACCAGAAAGCCATTGGTAAATATGTCAAGGCTGATGCGCACGAAAAGATAAAGAAAGTGCCTAAAGATTATGACTTCAGGCCAATGCTTTATGAACACGACACCGCGTTGATTGAACACATGAAAAAGTGTATGAAGAAAAAACAGTGAGCTTAAAGATGAAAGAACGTCAATATAGAGCGCTAACCAGAATTAAAGATGAAGATGCTGATAGGCCAATACCAGCCAAATATGTTCCCCCACCACGGATTACTCAATTGGCTAAGAACCCAAGGCCATTTGAAAGATTGAAAGGCATTCCTAATTTAACCAGTGTGTTTTCAGACAAGCCCGATCCGTCGGTGCATGGTCATCGCCTCAAAAGAACTAAAAACCATGCAGAAAAGATGAGACGTGCACAGGTAAGGGTTATGGATGAGGTTCAAATGGAAGCGTTTAGGAAAAAGAACTTAGCCATGGAGTCCCGTGATCTTCAAGATCTGTGCCGTCAGTTTACTTTGAAGGCAACTGAAACACTGATTGAAATTCTTGATAACCCGGATGCATCCGATGGTTCAAAATTGAAAGCTATCGAAATGCTTTGGGACCGTGGTTATGGTAAAGCTGCTCAAACTCAAGTTAATATCAATGCTAATGCAGATGCAAAACCGAGTGAGCTAGATGCCCAATCCCTCGACCGACGAATTGATGACGCTCTCAACCGAGTTGAGAAACTTACAAACGGAGCGGTTGAAGAGGGAAAGAGCGAAGACCGACCTATTAACCTTCGCAAGTATAATTGATATCCCCAATGCTCAATCAGATATAAGTGAAGAGGAAAAGGAAAAGTTTGAACCAATAAGAACGTCATTTGGCAAACATCACATTCTATGGCTTCAATGCCTGCAAAAAGTAGAAGATGGTAAAATCAAAAACCTAATGGGTTTGATGCCTCCTGGGAGTGCTAAAAGCACGTATTCTAGTATGGTATTCCCTACACACTACTTAGGCAGGTTTCCTAAATCAGGGACAATATTGGCTCAATATGGCAGTGATCAACCTAAAAAATGGGGGCGTAGGGCTAGATCAATTGTCAGACAACCGATCTACAAACGTATCTTCGGCTGTGAACTTTCCCAGGAAAGCCAAGCCGTTGACGAATGGGTTCTTACGAACGGCAGCGAATGGATGGCTATGGGTATTGGTGCTGCTGTTACTGGTAATCGTGCCGATGGTATCATTTGGGATGACCTTATTAAGGGAAGAGCTGAAGCGGATTCAAAGACAGTTAGGGACAAAACGTGGGATTCATACTTAAATGATTTGATGACTCGTAAGAAGCCAAATGCATTTGAAGTTGGGATTACGACAAGGTGGCATGAGGATGATGTAGCGGGGCGAATACTTCCAAATAATTATAATGGTGAAACTGGATGGATACAGGGGCAAGATGGTAAGGAATGGTATGTAGTATGCTTGCCTGCTGAGGCTGAACGTGAAGATGATCCCTTAGGAAGGCAACCCGGCGATAGGCTATGGCCTGAATATTTTACTGAGCAACATTTTGCTCCTTTTAAATTGCAAGCCCGAACATGGTCGGCTCTTTATCAACAACGCCCCGCACCTGAGACTGGTAACTTCTTTGAGGCTGGATGGTTACAATCCTATGGTGAAAATACAAATAAGAGACTGCCTGATCGTGATACTATGCATGTGTATGGGGCTAGCGATTATGCTACTACTGATGAGGGTGGAAATTATACGGTTCATGTCGTGGCCGGTGTGGATGCTGAGCACAATATTTATATTCTTGACCTTTGGCGTCAGCGAGTTTCGTCGGACAAATGGGTTGAAGCATTCTGTGATCTTGTCACCGAATGGAGACCAATGGGATGGGCAGAAGAAACCGGACAAATCAGGGCAGGTGTAGGTCCATTTTTACATAAGAGGATGATGGAACGGGGTATATATATTGCTAGGGCACAGTTCCCAACCCGTGGTGATAAACAAATTCGCGCTCAGTCAATCAGGGGCCGTATGGCCAGCCTGAAAGTATTCTTTCCTACAAAGAAACCATGGTATTCAGACTTAAGACATGAGTTATTGACATTCCCTGCTGGTAAAAGTGATGATATAGTCGATGCGCTAGGTTTGTTAGGTCAAGTATTAGACAAGATGTTTAGCGTTTCTCATGATCCTAAAAAGAAAGATGAAATGAAGATTATTTCTACAGATCCAGATGTTTGTAATGTTTCTTTGCAAGACTTTTGGGATTTAGAAGAGTATAAGGATGGTGATGACAAACCCAAAACTTTAAGGATTAAATAAATGGTAAACCTGTCAAGACGGTCTTTTCTTATCGGTACATCAGTAGCAGTTGCAGCCGTTGCATTGCCTGTTGCAATTAACGAAACAGTCCCTTTGGTGACTGATAGGGAATTTATTTGGCGTCGCTATTTTGATGTTATGGTAGGGGGAACGGGTGATCAACCCGAAGTAGATGGGGTAAGGACTGTCTCCATTTTTAGGCAAAGGAGTGAGTTGCCTATACTGAAATTTGCTATGAATAATCGTGGTTCATATAGATGGTCTGTATGGAATGATATTGATAAAATTATTATTCCTTATAAGGATGCCTTACGTATTGATGTTGAAGGTGGTTACCCGTGTAGAATGATGCTTGGTTATGAAGAAAAGAAACTTGATGGTTCAATCAAATTGTATGATGAATTGCATTCATTCCCATCAAAAGGCCCCCCTGAAATATATGCACTGGAGGCATAGATGCCAATCAACTATATACCAACCCTTCAGTCTGGGGGTAACCTGCCGAGTATTCTGAAATCGCTTTCAGGGCAGCAACCTTGGCATACTTCTGGTCTGCTTACGGCTCCACCACCCCCACCTCCTAAGAGTGATGATAGTAGTTCAGGCAATAGTAATCTTTTTAAAAAATTTACTGACCAGTCTACCCCAGGATCAGGAGCACCAGACACCACGCCGTCTGGATTTGCACCTACTGATGCAGAATTATCAGGTGGAATAACTGGTACAGGTTTGGATGCTGGAGCTGGTCTAGACGCAGGTGCAGGTGCAGGATTGGGGGCAGGAGCTGATGCGGGGATTGGAGGTATGGGTGCGGGGATTGGTGAGGCTGGGGCAGGCGCTGGTATGGGAATTGGTGAAGGTTTCCCACTCTTGGCCGCTTTATTTGCATAGATGACTTTATTTGGAGCAAGTTTGATAAATGGCTAAAGCAATAAAACGAATTAGGGGTACTGGAACCTTAGATGATAAAGGGTATGTGTGGATGTATAAAAAAGGCAATAAAAAGATACAGGAACATACTCTGTTAGTTGAAAGAGCCCTGGGCAAGTCTTTACCTGCTGAGGCCGAAATTCATCATTTAGATGGAAATCCTAGTAATAACAATCCAACTAATTTAGTTA